TTTGCAAACGCAATGTATTTTCAAAATGCAGGTATACCGAATAGAACTATATTTAGAGGCTTTAGCAGTTCTAATGAAGTATTTAGAATTGACGTTTCAAGCGGTGCGGTATTTGGCTCTGGAACAATTGAGGGTTCTGCTCAATTAACTGTTACAAGTACAACAAAAGGATTTCTTCCTCCGAGAATGACCACAACGCAAAAGAACGCTATTGCTTCACCTGTTGCAGGGTTGGTTGTTTACGATACAACATTGAATAAACTTTGCGTGAGAACGGCATCAGCGTGGGAAACAATAACTTCAGTATAATAAATAAATATAAATACAATGGCTAAAATTCAACCAATCAATTTTCCTTTGAATCAAGGAACAGCAACAGAGATGAGTGTACTCATTCTCAACTTCGAAACAAGCGCAACAACTTGCACTACCTACTACGAATTAAAGACCGAAGAAGGCACAGTGCTTTCAAATGGTAACTACACTCTCACCGAACAAGAATTCGCAGCGTGGGGTGAAGATAATTCGTGGGTAGAACAATGCGTAGCAAAGTCAATAGGTGTAACAATTTTATCTTTATAATTATGAATCTTACAGAGGAACACTTGAAGCAGTTAGATGCTTTCATTCAAGAGATGCCAGTGAAATTTGGCTTACCATTAATCCAATTCTTTAACAAGATAAAAGAAGAGGCTGAGAAAGAATGAGCATACTTGCTGAGCTGTTTGAACAGGGCGCACTATACGATGTGCTTTTAGATTTCGGTGAGACCGTTACGGATCGTGCACGCTCTAACATTCGCATTCAGCAAACGAGATACGGAAAGAAGCGCAAGGCTAACACTACAGGTACGCTCGCAGCTTCGCTCTATTACGATGTAGATGTAACAGGCACTACTCCATCTGTATCATTTAACTCATCAGCTGACTATGCTAAGTGGGTGGAATATGGAAGGCAAGGTAAGGAGAGCAATTACAAAGGAATAGATACACGATTTGCAGCAGGAGCAGCCAAGCCTCCTGTGGATGCGATTCTTAATTGGATGAATCTAAAGAAGATTAAGTTACGCAGCATAGGTGAGACAGGCAGAAGAACTAAGTTCGCTAAGAGTGCAATCAATAGAGACGAGGCGCAGCGCTTAAGAGTAGCTAACGCTATGGCTAAGAGCATTGAGAAAAAAGGTATTGCTCCGCTATATTATTGGAGAGATGCATATCTTGAGACACTACCTGAATACGCTGCTCAATTTAACGAGGCAATGGGGGATGCTGTGTATATCTATATCTTAAATCAAACGAGAAAATTAACTAATATTAAACCTGCATAATGGCAATTACAATACATCAGCAGCCTTACGAATTTACAGCACTGAAGCAGAAGCTTATCGTGGTAGCTACATCTACTAACATAGGGCAGCCTGGCTTTCGCTATGTGATAGAGGTAAGCAATGGCACTACTACTAATACTTTTTACGTGCAGCCTAACCTATCAGGCGCACTTGTATTTGACCTTAATCCCGTAGTATCTCAGGCAATGGATTTAGGAGTAAACAGCACCGATGCTGTGCCTTCATTATTTGCATCTACAACAGTGCAAGATGCTGCTACATCACGCAATATCTTAGGCATTAGTACAATCATAAGAGAAGGCTATGAGGTACTTGGCTTATTCGAGGTGCAGGCTACAGCTTACCCATTAAACGGAAGTGCTTTAATCAATGCAGCGTTTCAGATTAGTCATGGCTTTAATCCTAATCCTGCTACTCACTTTGCGCTAAGCTCAGCAACAAGCTACATCATGAGTGATTTAGTTAGAAGCACCTATGCAATGGATGATGTACTAACTCAGTATAGCTTAGGCTCTAACACGATTGGCATCACTGCTTTTGCTGATGACTATGGAGTGCTTACTATACCTGCTGATGACGGCTCAGCTTTAATAGGTAACGCAATAGATGAGGTGAGAATCATTCAATTCAATGCAGCAGGCACACCTATTCAGACTGATGATTTGCCTTGCGTTATTGGAGCAGGTTATATTAATCATCTTCCTCTCTTACCTGCTAACATCAATGAAGCTTTTGGCTTAGAAGCGACATGGCATCACTATCTAATTAATTTTAGAAGTTCAGCTGATACAGCATGCGCACGATCAATAGCAGTATTCAAGGCAGATGATGAGTGTAGATTTGAGAAGATTAGATTAGGCTGGACCAATAGCAGAGGTGGATGGGATTACTTCAACTTTACTAAGCGCAGTGAGGAATCTTACTCAGTGGAACGCAAGCGCTATAGAAAGGTAATAGGTAACTACGGTACAGCTGATGCAGCCGAAGCATTTGGCTTTAACACTTATGACAGAGGCATGACTGAGCGCAGCCCATTCGTTGAGAAGATGATGCGTATTCGCACTGACTTCCTAACTGAAGGGCAATTCGAATATCTTAAGAATCTGATTTACTCAGAATCGGTATACATTATTAATCCTGATGGCTCAGCTACACCAGTGCTAATAGATAGCAATAACTACACTGCAATTAAGACTCGCAGTTACGCTAAGACCGATTTAGAATTAACATTGAAATTCAGTAACGATTATACAGCATGAGGCCATCAGTAATATTAAATGTTAAGGCAAGCAATGGAGCTGCTGTAGTAGTAGACCTTTACGAAAATGAGAGCATAAGCTACTCATCTAATTTCAACAGCGTTAGTGAATTCACTACCAGGGGCGCGTTTTCGCGTGAGTTCAGAATACCTGCAACAAAAAATAATGTAGATTTTTTCGGGCAGCAGTATGATGTTAATCTACTCAATGATGATACTACACAAATCAATGTGCTTCGCAAGATAGAGGCAACTCTCTCAGTAGATACGTTACCCATTGCTGAAGGGCACATACAATTTAAGCAGGCCATCACTCAGCAAGGCAAGATGCATGAGTTTGTTATAGCATTCTTTGGAGAGACTGTAGACTTAGCTCGCAGCATTGGAGATAAGATGCTTAAAGAATTAGACTACTCAGAGTTAGACCATGATAATAGCTATGAGAATGTAAATGACATTAATACAGGAGCCTTATTTGGTGGCGCTGCATGTTATACGCTAACAGATAGAGGGCAGAATTGGAGCGAAGATACAGCCATCGGCAGTAGACGAATCTTCAGTGATGTTAATCCTATCTATACCGGTGAGCTTACATTAGCTATGCAGGCTAAATGGCTGCTTAATAAGATTATTACTGAAGCAGGTTTTACCTATACAGGCGCCACTATAGATGATGAGCTGCAACGCATGTATGTGCCTTACATTACTACTCCGCGCACTGAAGGATTAAGCAATGATGAGGCTAAGTTTAAGGTAGAATTTGCTACAGATACTGCATTTAGCATTAATATTCAAGGTGACCAAAGTAATTATTTTAAGCAGCTTACAGGATGGACAGAGGTAAGTGATCCATCTAACAGCTGGACATCAAACGCATACACTGCTCAAGGTAGTTTTAGTGCAGGCTTTGAAATTGACTTAAATATTGAAGTAGATACTACGGGATATTCTGCAGATACTCAGCATGTGTATGATATCATGTGGAAGCGAGTAAGAAACGGCACTGAGTTATTCTTTCCATTTCCGCTATCTATGGGAGTGGGACCTACATCTTTACAATATACTCAAGGCATAGGATGGCAGCCTACTACTCCCATTAATCCATTTAACGTAGCAAGCAACTTTCAATTAGATGTGCAAGATGGTGACATCTATACGCTTTATATTTTTGCTCATGCAGGAAGCTCTCAGAATGTAGAAATTAAAGCAGGCAGTTACGCTCGCTTTAGCTATGTGAGTGGGTTAAGCTATGCCTATCCAGTGCAAGTGGCTAACAACGCTCCTGAGATGAAGCAGGTAGATTACTTGCGCGACATCCTTAAGATGTTTAACGCTGTGCTTGTTCCTAATCCTAACATGCCTAATGCAGTAGAGATTATTCCAATGGTGGAGTATTTGGGCAGCGGTGCTGATTACGATTGGACCGGTAAGCTTGACCTATCTAAAGATATTGTGCTTACTCCTGCTGCTGACATTAGAAAGAGAGTTTTGAAATGGAGCTACAAAGAGCAGGGAGATTTCTTCAATGCTAAGTATAAGACAGGAGCACAGCGCATCTATGGTGAGCTTCGCTTAACTGATCCAGGCAATGACTTCAGCACAAGTGATTACACTGTAGAATTAACATTCGGAGCTTCACCTTGTGACTTAATTCCTAATACTAATTACATCATCCCTAAATACTTCAATGAGAAAGGTGAGTTTATGACACCTGGGCCGCGTATTCTTTACCGAAGAGGTGCAGCCGAGGATGCTGTGGTAATGGTTTATGATGAGGCAGCTGAGGAAGCAAGATTTACAATCATTCCCCTACTTAGCCACTACAGATCTATCCCAACTGAAATAGGCACAAATGACTTAAATTTCGGGCAAGAGATTCCTCCGCATCCAATAGATGCTATGCCTTTAAAAACTTTATTTGATAGATATTGGAGAGAATACATTGCAGAGCTTTACGATTCAGAGCAGAAGATTATGGAAGCTTATTTCAAGCTATCAGTAACCGATGTATTTGGCTTAAAGTTTAATGATAAGATTTGGGTTAAAGATTCATGGTGGAGAGTGATAGAGCTAACTGATTACATTGTAGCAGATGAGCAGGTAACAAAGTGTAAGCTTATGCGCTTACTTGACATTGGAGCGCTATGTGAGTTTACACCATCTACCATTAATATAAGCACAGGAGCAGTAGAGTTTTTAAATTACGATGGAGATACAAGCTATGGCTCACAAGAGTGCTGCGAATATTACGGCTACATATGGAGCAATGCTAAAGGCAGATGTTACGCATCTACTTCAACTAATGGAACTAATGGAATCATTAGCTCACCTAATGCTGTAGGCGGAAGCAATATCACTAATACAAGTGGTAACCAGCGCAGTGCTACGGGAATGGGTAACGCAGTAAGAGCTGAAATTGAGAATAACAATGAGCGAATTTTTGTTAGCGGCTTAGGTCATGGTATCAGCCCTAACAATAACTACTCTCAAGCTATGGGCTATCGTAACTTTATTAGACCTAACTTAGAAGGCACTACTGTTATGGGCAGATGGGCTGAAGCTGATTTAAGAGGGGTGCACTTTGGTGGGGGTACTTGGTATGATGGTACATCCAACTTTGGAACAACTATACCAGGGCGCAGTCAGCATGGCTTTATTCAGCTTATGGGGGTGGGTAATATGGTAAGTAATCCAACTAACGTAAATCTATTTTTAGACGGTATTAATAATGGGCGCATAACTATGCCTACAGAAACTGTATGGATGGTAAAGGTTTACATCTCAGTTATGGAATACGATTACGGCATTGCTGACTTTACGGGTAAGGTTGCAAGTGTGGAATATAGCTCAATGGTATGGCGCGACAAGGTAACACATCACAGCTCTACTCCTCATAGGATACATGAATTTCACAACGGCTTCTCAGCTAACTCATTCATCTTACACATGCCTATTGTTAGCAATAAGATAGCACCTTATTTAGAGTGCAAACACACTGGTAAAACAGCTGTAATCAGCGCAACGATTCAATACACTCAATCTAAATTCCAACGTACACCTATAATATGACAAATCCTTACGAAGATATTATCTATAGTATGACTTTATTAAGATCAGGAGTACCTGGCAAGAGCAAAGAGTTTAAGCAAGCTGTAGGCATCTATCATGCTAAGCACAAAGTGTGGCAAATAAGAGCTATTAATTACACTATAATAATAGGAGTAATGGCATTAATTGGATTAACAATTTATAGCGTAATATAATGGCTACACAAGAGATGATATTAAAGCTTTCGTTTGATGACGAAGGCACGTTCACAGGTTTAGATGAGATTAATCAGGAGCTGAATAAAGTAGATGACAGTACAAAAGCTGTAGAGAAATCTACCAAGACTTTAAAGCAGCAATATGCTGAGTTAAAGAAGCAACAGGATCAGACTGAGTTAGGAACTGAGAAATTCAATGAGCTATCTATTAAGATGGGTGAATTGAAGGATAGGATGAATGATGCAGCTGAAGCTGTTAAGGGAAATACAGGTCCTGCTATTGAGGGAATGAGCGCAACCTTTGGCATCATGGGTGAGCAGTTATCTAACTTAGACTTTGAAGGCTTAACGCAATCACTTCAGACATTCAGCGGCAATCTTGCACGCGTAGACACTAAGGCTTTAGCAGGTGGATTTAAGGCAGCATTTCAAGCAGGAGTATCAGGATTAAAAGCGTTAGGTAAAGCTGTATTAGCTAATCCTATTTTTCTTTTAGTAGGTGTTATTGTGGCTGTCATAGCTTACTGGGAAGAGCTGAGTGACTTTGTTACCGGCAAGAGTAAGATGCTTGAGAATCTTAAGGAGCAGGCTGAGACACTTAAGGCACAAGAGCAAGCGTTAACACGTGAGCTTGCATTGCAGAAAGCTTTAGGAGCAGGAGCTGCCGCTATTTTGCAAACTGAGTTAGCATTACTTAAGAATAAGCAAACGCAAGCCGAGGTAGCTATGCAGATAGCCTATCTTGAAAAAGATAGAGAGGCATTCTTAACAGCACAGCAAGCGCAGCTGCAAGCCATTAACGAGCTTGAGCTAAGAAAGGTAAAGATTAATACAGATGCTCAGGCACTGTTAGATAAGATTCGTGCGAGCACTGATGATCAATACAATAAGCAGCTATTACAGAATCAGGCATTCAGCGAATACAAAGCACGAACTGAAGAGCTTGGTGTATTGCAGCAATTAAATGCTGAGAGAATTAAGCAGCTGAATTACGATATATTGATGGCTCAGACATCGGGTAATAATGAGCTGGCAAAGAAGTTACAGTTAGAGCAGCAGTCTTTAACTAATCAAAACATCTCTCTTCAAAATAACAAAGATGAGATTTGGAATGCAGGAGAGGCAGCAAAAAGCACTGTTAAAACTGAGAAAGAATTAGAGGCTATTGCTAAAGCTAAGGCAGCAGCAGCGGAAAGAAAGGCTAAAGCAGATGCTGAAGCTAAAAGAATAGCAGATGAAGCTTTAGCAGTAGACAAGAGATTAGATGAGGTAGAAAAAGCAAGAGCAGATGCGAAAAAAACAGCTTTAAATAAAGAGTTAGATGACACATTAGCACTACAAAAGAAAGAAGAAGAAGCTTATTTAGCAGCTAAAAAAAGTGAGACTGAACTACAAGATTTAAAAATAAGACACTCACAAGAGCTTCAGGGTATACTTGAGAAATTTTCTCAGTTAGAACAAGAGAAAGCTGATGAAGATGCAAAGAAATTAAAAGAGTTACAGCAAGAGGCAATCAATCAAAAACAAGCTGAATTGATAGAGCTTCAATCTATTATTGATGCAGCTGATGAGGCTAACTTTCAATCTACTTTAAGCAAGCAAGAGCAGGAGCTAATGGCTTCTCAAGAGTATTACTTTCAACTTAAGACTCAGGCAGAGGCAGCAGGCTTAGATGCTACTGCATTGGTAGAAGAACAAGCTCGCAAAGAGAATGAGATAAAAGAAAAGTATAGAAAGGAAGATGAGGCTAATAGAATGGCTAACATTCAAGCAGGATTTGAAATGGCTTCGCTTGGATTAGATGCATTGATGAGCTTAAATGAAGCAGCTGCTAAAGGAGATGAGGCAAGCCAGCGCAAAGCTTTCAACCGAAATAAATTAATGCAGAAAGCTCAGGCTACTATAGCTATGGCCGCAGGTATTGTTCAGCAGTTAGCTGTACCACAAGATCAGCTAACAGGGATGAACTTTGCCAAGGCAGCAGCATTAGCAGCAGCAGGTGTGGCTAACATTGTTAAGATTAACCAAACTCAATTCAACGGCAGCGGCACAGGCAGCGGAGGGAATGGAGATTTAAATGCACCAACGGCAGGAGCCAATGCACCGGCTATTGACTTCAGCGGAGCTAACATGCAAGTTAATGCACCTGGTAGTGTAGAAACTTATGTGTTAGCAGGCAATGTAGCAAATGCGTTGGAAGCACGTCAAAAGATTATTGATCAATCATACTTATAACGAATATGGCAAACTTTCCACTACTTAAAAAGTGCATATCACGAGGAGTTCGAAATGCATTATCTGAAATTGATAAGACTGAGCTGCAAGATACAGAGCTCATAATTGATGAAGTAATTGAAGCTATACTATTTGAAATAAATGAAACCTATGAATGATAAATTGAAATTGATTGAATACGGCCTCGGAGAGGAAGAGGATAACATGGGGGTATACGCTGTGAGCCTTGTATCTGAGCCTGCTATAATGGTAGACTTTGTAGCACTGTCTAAAGCTAACTTG